ATAGTTTACACTTACCGTTAATAAACTTTGTAGATTCTGGAACTGAACAATAAATATCAAAAACTATTTGAATCAGACTGTAGGTATTATATCATAACAGGTGGACGTGGTTCAGGTAAGTCTTTTGCAGTAACAGTTTTTCTTACCCTACTTACTATGTCACAAAATATAAGGGTACTATTTACACGTTATACAATGGTTTCAGCTCATTTATCTATAATACCTGAATTTTTAGAAAAAATCAGTTTACTAGGATTTGAGAATATATTTGATATAAATAAGTCAGAGGTAGTAAACTTAGCAAATGGTAGCGACATACTATTTAGAGGTATAAAAACATCAGCAGGTAACCAAACTGCAAGTTTAAAGAGTTTACAAGGTATATCTTGTTGGGTGCTTGACGAAGCTGAAGAACTAATAGACGAAAGCACATTTGACACTATTGATTTAAGTATACGAGAAAAGAAAGTACAAAATAGAATTATCTTAGTCTTAAACCCAGTTACAAAAGAGCATTGGATATATAAACGATTCTTTGAAGAAAGAGGTGTACCACCTAGTTACAATGGTATCAAAGACAACGTTTGTTATATACACACTACCTATAGAGACAACCACCAAAACCTATCACAAAGTTTTTTAGATCGTATACAAGCTATACGCAAAAACAATATAAAGAAATACAATCATAATATATTAGGTGGGTGGTTAGACAAAGCAGAAGGTGTAGTATTTGAAAATTGGTCTATAGGTAAATTTAACCCTGACAACTTACAAACTTCTTGTGGAATGGATTTTGGTTTTTCTGTTGATCCTGACAGCTTAACAGAAGTAGCTATTGACAAAACAAAGAACAAATTATATGTACACGAACACATATATAAAAACGGACTAAAGACACACGAGCTAGCAAAGATTATACTTGACAGAGTAGGTAACAAACTAATTGTAGCAGATAGTGCAGAACCTAGACTAATAGAAGACCTTAGACACAAAGGAGTAAATATAAGACCTGTAAAAAAAGGAACTATAGAAAGTGGTGTAACTCGTATGCAAGACTTTGAGCTAGTGGTAAGTCCTGAAAGTGTCAATATAGTCAAAGAGCTTAACAACTATGTATACGCAGACAAAGGTTCTAAATTATACGTAGATAATTATAACCACGCAATAGACGGTATAAGGTATAACGTTATTTATCATTTAGACAACCCTAACGCAGGTAAATACTTTGTACAATAAGAAAAGGGCTGCCTTAGATATTTAAAAGAGTAGACAACCCTTATAGGGAAACAAGTTGTACAAATATACATTTTTAAACTAAATAAACTAAATTTCTATTATATATTATGCGAATTAAAGTTACTAAAGACGACAA